ATGGCGCTGTCTGATGCGTGGTTGCGTTCAGTCGTTGGAAAGGAACGTGATAAGGTTTTGGTTAAATCCGATCGTGATGGTCTGTCTGTCAGAGTATCACCGAAAGGTCGCGTAGTGTTCCAATATCGTTATCAATGGGCAGGGAAAGGTGAGCGCCTTGATATCGGAACTTACCCGGCAACTGGATTAAAAGAGGCCAGAGAAGAAGTTATCCGTCTCCGTGGTGAACTCGAGTCAAACCGCAATCCACGATTAGTCAAGCAGGCTGAAAAACGAAAAGCTACTGAAGCTATGACGGTAGAGTCTGTGATCCGTGCCTGGTATGAAGCATATTGTGTAAAAAATAAAAAAGGTTCTGAACAGATACTCCGCTCGTTTGAGCTGCACCTGTTCTCTAAAATCGGGAATATCCCTCACGATGCAGCTACATTGCATGATTGGTTAGAAGTCCTGGAGCCTCTTAGCACTAAGACTCCAGCAATAGCAGACCGATTGCTAATTAACGCAAAGCAGGCCCATGTCTGGGCGTATAAGAGAAAGCTCATTGAAACTCGCCCGCTGTCGGATATCACGGGTAAAGATATGGATATCCGTAAAGGTCAGAAGAAACGGTTTCTGACACATGATGAAATTAAAATCCTTTATGCTGCGATCGATGGTTCTCGAATGGTTCCTAAATACCGGGCCTTCATTAAACTATTGCTGCATTTTGGCTGCCGTAGTTCAGAGCTAATTACCGCCAGGGTGGATGATTTTGATTTCATTAATAAAGTATGGACTGTACCACCAGAACGACATAAGACTGGGGAGATAACAGGCGAACCGCTAAAGCGGCCCATTATTGAACCGGTTGAAGAGCTTATAAAGTACGCTATTTCTATGAACAATGGTTCCGATATGCTTTTTACTAAGGAAGGAAGCAGGGAACCCGTTGGTCGGACATCATTGCAGTCGCTGCCTTACAATTTAATGCAGTACGCATGGCGGCGTTTGGGGTATCAATTCCCTCATTGGTCTCTTCATGATTTGAGGCGAACAGCACGAACAAACTTTTCTGATCTTACTGCGCCTCATATTGCAGAAATAATGCTAGGTCATAAACTGCCAGGGGTATGGCAAGTTTATGACAAGAGCGATTATCTAGAAGAACAGCGTAAAGCCTACCAGGCATGGTGGGAGAGAGTTGAATCGATCGTTACTTGTACTAACTCAGACACCAACTGATAGTTCGCTCTGAGCTAGGAACGGATATTCTTATACAAACGGTGTCGCCAGATTGCAGTAAAACTATTGATTGATAAGTGAGCAGACACAGATAAGCAGTCAATGAAACCAAAACTTCGCCAGCGATGACATTATCTGCAAGTCCTTTACTACAAACCTCCCATTTAGCTCTAATGTAAGGAATGCTATGCACCATCCAATACCCGCACAGTTAGATACGCCTGAAACCCTGAATTTTTGTCTGAAAGTTGTTCCTGATGCTCATGCTGTATTGATTAAAAATGAACCTTTCTCGGGAGCGGAAGTTATGGACTGCTTTTCGAATGTTGAAATGGTGATTGAACAGAATGGCGGAAGAGCTGTTTACGGTTGGGCTATCTGGCAGGTACCGGGAGTTTATATTGAAGCTGAGTTCCACTGTATTTGGGAGAATGATGCTGGAGAAATGCTGGATATCACGCCATATCCTTATAGTACGGAAAATATTTTATTTCTACCTGATAGTACGCGGATTTATAGGGGGCAGCAGGTAGACAATATCCGCCAGGCTCTTGTAAATGATCCTGATGTGATCAGATGGTTGTATCTTGCTAGAAAACGTTTTGAAATATTAAATACTGGTGACCTAGCGAACCAGCATGGGCATATTGAATTGCCACCCAAATTAGCCAAAGAGTTTAGCAAAGTTGTCGATGAGATAGAAAGGCTGTATTCCCGACTAAATCTCCGATATTCATGACGAGAGGGTATTGCTATAACCACTGACCATTGAAGATAACGCCTACGGCAGGCTGTTCGAGTTAGTTGTATTATGGCGGCATATGCCGCCAGTTTTAATCAGTATTAGCACAGCCACGAGGTCATACCTGTAATTACGGCTTTAGTTAATGCAATTAACTCCTTGTCAGAAAGTTCTTCTAGTTCCTTTCCAGGAAATAGGCCTGGTAACATGTCATTAGCAATATGTTCCAGCTCAATATATTTTCCTAAAAGTAAGGAGTCTTTGTATAGTTCAATCAGTTCTTCTTTCATCGATAAATCCCTCATTCTACGCTATAAAAAAAATCAGTTAACGTTATATAACTAGGCGATACTCCCAGAATTCAATTCACAATAGTGCGCACTTATTGTGAAAAGTCGGTCGTGATATGTTTTGCAGATTGCCTAAAGTGACAGTATCTTGCAGCGCATACATCAAGAATCGCCGCCGGGCGCACCAGCTGACTGACCTGTTCCCCGTTGTTCAAGGATAGCGTTGCATAGACCCGTTGAACTCACAGCATAGCGCAAGCTGTCAGATTAGGTTTGGCTCTGTGCCATAGATGTGTCAGCTCCCATCTGAGATAATACACGTTACTCAATAACTCCAGCAAACCTGTATATCTTGCGTGATGCCCATTTATTTGGGCAGGATTTAATATCAGGATCTGGAAAGTCAGGCCTGTATTTCTGGCCAGTTCTCCTGTTTACGCTGTTCCAGCGAAGAACAGTCGATACTGAAACGCCACAGAATTCGGCAACTTGTTTTGTTGTCATTAAGTTGTTCATTACTTCACCTCCTGCGGCGGCTCCGGTAGCGGTATCCAGTGGGTTACTTTCGATGCCGGTTCTTCCCCATCGTCAGTAACTGCCCACCATTTGTTTCTCGACCAATCGTAATATCCTTCGAAGGTATCGCACTCAGTCCAGCCGTAAGACTTACCCCAACACCAAACATACTGTTTATCGTTCGGCATTCGCTCACTACAGCTTATCCAACCATCCGGAATTACCGGAGAGTTGCCCGACAGCTCGTTCAACTTGTAAGTCTGGCTTACAGGTTCGGCACCATGAATCATGGCGGTGCGGCGGGCGTTCCAGCCTTCATCAAAACCGACTATGCCATTATTTAAAGACGGACGAGCATCTGGCACCACCGGTACTGGTTTGGCTATATATAGCGGCTGAACATACCAGCCCTTTGATAACCAACTGTCAGCAATGTTTTTACTCCTGGTTATTGCCGGAATACCTAAGCCATTGTCTGAATGCAGCCATGCCACCGGATCCTCTTCCAGCGATGCCAGAGCAATTTCATAAGCACGGCGCTCAATATCGTCTCGAACCTCTAGGCTGCTGATTCGTTCTTTGATTTCTTTAATCAGTTCTTTATTGGTAAATGTGGTCATTATGCTCAGCCTCCGGCGCTTTTGGCATTACTGCCCAGTGAGTGATATTGACGTTTTCAAGGTCCCCGACCTGAAATGTCCACTGCCATTCTCCGGTTTCTTTTTGCCCCCATGTGTACCAGAGAGAACGCCAGCCAATCAGCCAGCCTTCTCCGTTAGCATCAAATAACAGAACACTTTCATTTGCTGGTGGCAGTTCAGCTGACACTGGTATTATTTTGTTTTCCAGTGCCGCACATTTAGCTTCAAGCGCGTCGAATTTACGTACCAGGTACTCAGCATTTGTTTCGTTCACTTTCAGATCTCGCGGTACACATTTCCCGCGAAGAAACCCTTCCATTTCGAAAACATTCATGCGCATTTGCGTAACTTCGATAACTCGTTAAAACGTTCCATAAACATCCCGTAGGCATGGCCCGGTGCCAGTGGAATAACTTTGAACATCTCTGTTGCCGGGATACCTTCCAGTACAGGCCAGAAAGAGCCATCATCAAGCCCGAGATCACGGCGTTCGGTTGCCAGCATGATTAGATCGGCATATTTCACAGGCGTACTCATAACCGGGGGCAACTCGTATTTCTCACGGATTACTGCGTCTATTTTTTCTTCCATCCGTTTATAGTCAGGAAGAAGGCGTTTCAGTGGTGCGGGGATGTCCTGGCAATACGCTTCTGTTGCATCATGCATTAACGCTTCAAAAGCAAATTCCTGCGGCACCAGCTGGCTGCAAAGCACCGCATGTTGGGCGACGCTGTAGAAGTGAGAAAGATGACCGGCAAAGCGGCAGATATTTGAAAGGGAAACCGCGATATCGTTAATCACGATGTCGTCTTTATTTATCTTGTCATAATAAAAATGCTTCCCGGAAAAAGTTTTAATAAATGACATTTTGTTCTCCACGTATATGCGCTGCACCGCGCTGAATTCGGGTAAAAGGAAGCCCTCGCCATCAGGCGATTGTTGAGTCAATTACGTTTCCATAAATGCCCCCGCAGGGGCATTTGCAGCAATGAAATCAGGCGGTGAAAGTACCAATAAAGGTTTCTACTTTGCTGTCTTTGAATTTCTCAACAAGCAGATCACGAAATTCGTTAGCCATTTCTTCCTGGACTGCTTCCAGCTGAATAATGCGCAGAACCAGTACAGGACGATCGCCAGTGATAATGCTGAGGCGTAATTTAAACGGACGTTCTTTCAGACCTTCAAACGGAACGCATTTAAATTCAAATGCCACTGGCATAATATCTTTGGTCTTCGCTTCGACAGACTCCATCAGGGAGCGTTTTCCGCTGAAGTCATTATCTTCAAAATCAGCGGTCTGGTTTGCTTCAATCGTGATTTTACGGACCGCCGCAGCCGCTTTTGTTGCCTGAATGGCGTCACCATTAGCATCAAAGCCCACAAGGTAGTCGGCCCAGTCTTCAATCCATTCTGCCAGTGACTTCTGGGAGTTACGCTCGCCGTTAACAGACAACAGGGCAGAGAACGGTGCTGTCTTTTTCAGTTTGAGAGTGGCGGTGTTATCTGCGTGACCTGGTTCATCAATAGTACCCAGGTTAAGCACACTGACGGCACGCATATTATCAGCATCGATAAAGCAGCGGGTGCCTTCATCTGCAAGATCTTTAGAATAACGGGTAAAATCATCGATGCTGGCAGTGGAAAGCGCGCCACGGAAACGGAAGCGATTTAAATTAAATTTTTCCAGATCATGAATGCGGAAATTCTCAGGCAATGCCACAGCATCGGCACCAATCTTACTGATAATTTCATTAACACCCTGAGCAGAAATAAGGGCATGGATTTGATTAATTGCGGTTGCGTCTAAGTTCTGAGACATAATAAGTCCTCACTATATAAAGATATTCAGTGATGAGATAAATAATCAGTTAATTAAGAACGATATTAATGACCTGCTGCGCGTAGTTTTCCGTCAGGTTCACCGGCAAGAGTCAGTAATTGTCCCTGGTCTTCCTGCAGAATAGTCAGGCGACCACCGCGATTGACATACATCGGCGTTTCGGTGGTGTCTTCTTCGGAAATTTTCCCGCGGTTAGTCGGGCGAACATATGAGAGTTTGTGTTTGATTTTCACACGGTTCTCATCAAATGGTTCGATTTCCAGGTTGAGTGAGACCTTACCTTTGGTTTTCGTGTTCATCACACCGGAAGCGACTTCACTGAGAACTGCGCCGATTTTGGTTTCAAATACGCCGCCGTCCAGCTCCCCGATAAATGCCTGCACATCAGTACTGCGTTCGCTAGCCATTTTGCTGTTCCTCATCATATCGACCCTGCAAGGTCGGTTGGTTTCTCCACAAAACAGAGAAGAACACCTGCGGTGGCAGCCGCCCGGATGGATTGGGTTATGAGCCCGTCGTCCGGTGATGCTCTTCTCTGTTTTGTAAAAAGGACGGTACCAGCCGGAAGCAAGGGTACAAACTGGTACCGCCAGGACTACACACAGCATAAAGTTGTGGTGCCGGGTGCCTCCCGGTGCCTGGCGAAGGTTGCACACCAGGCGGGTGGGTATCCACAGAAGGTCGACTGTCAGCCTCAACCTTAACCCGCGTGCGCTGAGCCGCATTCACCACAACGCTAAGGATTCTCTCTGGTTGAAAATACTTAGCTGTTATGTGCCTGCTTTTAGCCACATCAGGCGAGGTGGACCTAGTTATTCCCCAACAACAAGGATTCGGTTAATCTGGTTATCCCCAACAACGCAAAAGGAAAAGAAATGTCCGGTAATATCTATACGCTGTACAAATCCCACTGTGAAAATGTTGGAAAGTATCGGGGCATTGAAATCAGTGGGGTAGTGTCATCAGTCGAAATAAGCAAAGTTGAATCAAGGGCAACATTACTTACTCTTTTGGACCTTGTCTTACATGAGCACCGGAAGAAATTCGGCACTCCCTATAATCAGTTGAATGGGAAAAAGGCTCTGGTTCACCTTATTCTGATGAAGCATCACTGGATGCCAAAACAGATTAATGAGATGAAATTTGATGAACTTCTTCTTTCAATTCAGGATGAACTCACACTTGATAAAATAAGCGTAACCGCCCAGAAATTTTTAGATTATCGAGACTGGAGATCACAAATTCATCACTTTGATGATTTTGACGAAAATGAATGGGATCCTAATTTGTCTGCACAATATCTAAAGTAACATCCTGTGATAAAACCGTGATTTCCTGATCCAGTTTTTTTAAGGAGTCTATTGTTTCCTGTCGATAAGACAGCACTTCACGAAGCTGGTTTATAGCTGCCAGCTTCTTTGTCATCCACTCATAAATTTCCTCATCTGTGTAGCCAGGCGCGACGATTTTGGGTTCTGTTTTGTGCATTTCACATCTCCTCAAGTTATCAGTTACTTGTTGATGGGGACCAGATTGTTAAAGAGCTAAGCGTCCTGTAGGGCGCTTTTTTGTTGCTAACGAATCATCCTGGACTTCATATGCCCCAGGCGGCTACTTCGTGGGCGTCCTGCCTGTTCGTTATCTTTGATATAAAATCTAACTTAACTTAGTTATTATGGCAAGAGAAAACACCAAACTTTTCTTAGTTCGGTGCCTTAGTTAGAGAAGAGAGGTCTTAGAGTTCGTATTGAACTCCTTTGACTACACCAATGATAAGGCAATTACCATTGATAGGGATGTTGGGATACCGAGGATTTAATGGCACTAAAAACTTTTGAGGGCCATCGATGACTAATTTTTTTACTGTAGCTTCGTTTGTTCCATCAAGTCGAGCGATGACTATTTTTCCATGACGAGGTTCTGCATCTGGATCTACAATCACTGTTGCGCCTTCTGGTATTGTTGGGAGGCCATTAGGGTTAGTCATGGAGTCACCTTTAACCTCTAATGCAAATGAGTTATCACCAATCTTTAATGATGTATCTACCCACTTGTCCACTTCACTAAACACTTCTGCTGCCCTGCACTCAGTAAACTGCCCAGCCTGAACCCACGATATTACAGGAACTCTGCGCATGTTTGTGACGAGTTTGCCTTCAAACTCAGCACCATAAAGAATGTAATCTATTGACGTATTGAAGAACTTCGCTAATTTCGAAAGTGCCTCCCCACCAGGGGTATTGATGTCTTTCTCCCAGTACCCTACAGCAACGTCGCTTACTCCACAAAATTTACCCAATTCTTTCTGGGACGTTCCGGTAACTCTTCTCAGAGCTTTTATACGCTGACCAACCGTTTCCATAGGAGCACCATTTCTTGAATTGCTAAGTAATCTTAGTTTTTATTGACCAAAGATAGATTTGTAATTAGCATCTAATAAAACTTAGTTTGGAGGGCGTATGACAACTGACGATATCGAAAGCTACTTCGGCAGTATTGAGAAAGTTGCTGCTTTTTTCGGCATAACAACTGAAGCCGTTTATCAGTGGCGAAACCGTCCGGGCCAGTTAATTCCAAAAGGACGTGCAGCAGAAGCTGCATATAGAACTTGCGGACGGTTGCCATTTAAACCTGAGCTTTATGAAAAATCTAATGGATAAATCGATTAACAGAAACCACAGAACGATGAGGCTAACCGTGGGTAAGCATCACTGGAAAGTAGAAAAACAGCCTGAGTGGTACGTGAAAGCTGTCAGAAAAACTATCGCAGCGTTGCCGGGTGGTTACGCTGAAGCAGCTGACTGGCTGGATGTAACAGAAAACGCATTATTTAACCGCCTTCGTGCCGATGGCGATCAGATTTTCCCGCTGGGATGGGCAATGATTTTGCAACGTGCTGGTGGAACTCACTTCATTGCTGACGCTGTGGCGCAGTCTGCAAATGGCGTCTTTGTGTCTCTTCCTGACGTCGAGGATGTGGACAACGCCGATATTAACCAGCGCCTGCTGGAAGTCATTGAACAGATTGGCAGTTATTCCAGACAGATTCGTTCGGCAATCGAAGACGGTGTGGTGGAACCGCATGAGAAGACAGCAATTAACGACGAGCTGTATCTCTCAATTTCGAAGCTGCAGGAGCATGCAGCACTGGTCTACAAAATCTTTTGCATTTCAGAAAGTAATGACGCCCGCGAGTGTGCAGCTCCGGGCGCCGTGGCGTGTCGTGACTGTGGAGAAACTAACGCATGAACAGTTTAACAACACACTACCGTCGCTCGCAACTGATTGCGCTTCCTGTACCGGGTGGAAAAGCGAAGGTGGAGTATTGCTATGCAGTTAATGTACCAGGTGACAGGGAAATTGTAACCCACAGCTTTGCTGAGTGGGCTGTGGGTGATTTCAACCGGCAGAAGGAGACAGTCCTTTGCGACAAGTTAACCGCTGGTTCAAAGATCACTACGGAGTGCCCGTCAGAGTCATTCGTTGGGAGCCGGAAACACAACGAGTTATCTACCTCCGCGAAGGCTATGAGCATGAGTGCTTCAGCCCGCTCGAACAGTTTCGTCGTAAATTCAGGGAAATAGAGGTCGGTCATGAGCACTAAATTAACCGGCTATGTATGGGATGGTTGCGCTGCATCAGGCATGAAATTATCCAGCGTGGCAATTATGGCCCGCCTGGCTGATTTCAGTAATGACGAAGGTGTGTGCTGGCCATCAATTGAAACTATTGCCCGTCAGATTGGCGCGGGGATGAGTACCGTCAGGACGGCTATCGCACGGCTGGAAGCAGAAGGCTGGTTAACGCGTAAGGCGCGTCGCCAGGGTAACCGCAATGCGTCGAATGTTTATCAGCTTAACGTTGCGAAGCTTCAGGCAGCGGCATTTTCTCAACTGTCAGATTCTGACCCGTCAAAATCTGACGCATCAAAATCTGACCCGTCAAAATTTGATGCGTCGAAATCTGGCAAAAAAGCGGGTTTTCACCCGTCAGAATCTGGCGGGGATCCGTCAGTAAAATCAAAACATGATCCGTCAGATAAAAAACCTTCTCGTCCGGACTCTTCGCAACCGGACACGCAGACGGCTGAACAGGATTTTTTAACTCGCCATCCTGATGCGGTTGTATTCAGCCCTAAAAAACGCCAGTGGGGGACGCAGGATGATTTGACCTGCGCACAGTGGCTCTGGAAAAAAATCATCGCCCTGTACGAGCAGGCTGCCGAATGTGACGGCGAGGTGGTTCGTCCCAAAGAACCGAACTGGACAGCCTGGGCAAACGAAATTCGCCTGATGTGTGTGCAGGATGGTCGTACTCACAAACAAATCTGCGAGATGTACAGCCGCGTCAGCCGCGATCCGTTCTGGTGCCGTAACGTGCTCAGCCCGTCGAAGCTGCGGGAAAAATGGGATGAGCTTTCCCTGCGCTTATCGCCGTCCGTCAGCACGTACACAGAAAAACGCGAAGACCCGTACTTCAAAGCCAGTTACGACAATGTGGACTACAGCCAGATCCCGGCAGGATTCAGGGGGTGATCATGAGTCTTTTGAATGACGTTCAGAAATTCATTGAAGCCCATCCGGGGTGTACTTCCGGAGACATTGCGGATGCTTTTGCAGGTTACTCACGACAGCGCGTTCTGCAGTCAGCAAGCAAGTTACGTCAGAGTTGGCGTGTGGCTCACCGTTGTGAAGGGGATACACGCAGACATTTCCCGCGGCTGACTGAGATACCGCAGGAGCCGGAACCGCAACCAGTTCGTGAATCCAGACCTGTGCGCAATTTCTATGTCGGCACTAACGATCCCCGGGTGATTTTGTGCCTGACCCGCCAGGCGGAAGAACTGGAGTCCAGGGGCTTATACCGTCGTGCTGCAACGGTGTGGATGGCGGCATTCCGTGAAAGCCACTCCCAGCAAGAGCGAAACAATTTTCTTGCGCGTCGTGAGCGGTGTTTACGGAAAAGCAGCAAGCGCGCTGCATCGGGTGAAGAGTGGTATCTGTCAGGGAATTACGTGGGGGCTTAATGAGTAATAAATATTGCCAGGCGCTGGTGGAGCTGCGGAACAAACCAGCCCATGAACTGAAGGAAGTGGGCGATCAGTGGCGCACGCCGGACAACATTTTCTGGGGAATTAACACCCTGTTTGGCCCGTTTGTTCTGGATCTGTTTACTGATGGTGATAACGCCAAATGCGCCGCGTATTACACTGCGGAAGACAACGCGCTGGCGCATGACTGGTCAGAACGTCTTGCGGAGCTTAAAGGTGCTGCCTTTGGTAATCCCCCGTACAGCCGCGCCAGTCAGCATGAGGGGGCAATACATCACCGGCATGCGTTACATCATGAAGCATGCCAGTGCCATGCGTGATAAAGGCGGGCGCTATGTTTTCCTGATCAAAGCTGCCACCAGCGAAGTGTGGTGGCCGGAAGATGCAGACCATATTGCTTTTATTCGCGGGCGTATTGGTTTTGAACTGCCAGCCTGGTTTATCCCGAAGGACGAGAAGCAGGTGCCGACAGGCGCTTTCTTCGCTGGTGCTATTGCTGTTTTCAACAAGACCTGGAAGGGACCGGCAATCAGCTACATCGGGCGCGATGAACTTGAGGCATGTGGTGAGGCGTTTCTGGCGCAGGTTCGCCAGCAGGCAGAACGGCTGGTCAGGGAGATAGTGGCATGAAGCTGATCCTGCCTTTTCCGCCCAGCGTGAACACGTACTGGCGACACCCCAACAAAGGGGCGTTTGCAGGTAAGAACCTGATAAGCGCGGCGGGGCGCAAATTCCAGAGCGCGGCGTGTGCAGCAATAGTTGAGCAGTTACGTCGTCTGCCGAAACCAACGTCGGCACCTGCTTCAGTGGAGATCGTGTTGTTTCCTCCGGATAACCGGATCCGCGATCTGGACAACTATAACAAGGCGCTGTTTGACGCCCTGACCCACGCGGGTGTGTGGGAAGACGACAGCCAGGTGAAAAGAATGCTGGTGGAGTGGGGGCCGGTTATCCCGGAAGGGAAGGTCGAAATCACTATCAGTAAGTACGAGAAAACGGCGGGTGCAGCCGCCTGATTAAGAGGAGAAACGAAGTATGAATAATCTGATGGTTATTGATGGTATTGAAGTTCGTCGTGATGCTTATGGGCGTTACAGCCTGAACGATCTGCATCGCGCAGCAGTAGCATCTGGTGCAAATGCCAGAACCAAGGAGCCAGGAAAGTTTCTTTCCAGCCAACAAACTGTTGAGCTTGTTCATGAATTAACCAACACCCAGAATTTGGGTGTTGACCCGGTGAGTGTGATTCATGGGGGAAATGAACGGGGAACGTATGTCTGTAAGGAACTGGTGTATGCCTATGCAATGTGGATCAGCCCGTCATTCCATCTGAAGGTGATCCGTACTTTCGATATGGTAACCAGCGCACCGGAAAAATTATCCGGACAGGCTGCTGACAAGATGCAGGCTGGCGTGATTCTGCTGGACTTTATGCGCCGGGAGTTAAATCTGTCTAACTCATCTGTGCTTGGGGCCTGTCAGAAACTCCAGGAGGCTGTTGGCTTACCGAATCTGGCACCGCGCTATGCCATTGATGCACCTGCTGACGCGCCTGATGGCTCAAGCCGCCCGACGCTGTCGCTGAGTGCACTGCTGAAGCAGTATGGTATCCGCCTGACGGCTAATCAGGCATATCACCAGATGGTGAAGCTGGGGATCGTCGAGCAGCGCGAACGATACAGCCGTACCGGGATTAACAACATCAAAAAATTCTGGTCGCTGACGGCGAAAGGCTGCATGTTCGGCAAGAACATCACCAGTCCCGCAAATCCGCGTGAGACGCAGCCGCATTTCTTCGAATCCCGATTCCCTGAGCTGTTAAAGCTGCTCGATACCGTTCATTGAGGTGACCGTGAGAGCACTACTGACCCCTGAAATAGCCCCGCGTATGGGGATTGTATTGTTCAGACCAGGTTCAGAGCTGATGCCCCTGTTTATGCAGGGGCGTGTCCTGCTGGAGCCTGAGCCGGAGCGTTATTCATCTTTCGCCAGTGGTGCCGTTCCGGCGGCATCACAACCGCTGGCGGATGATCCTGCCGTTAGGGCCGTGTTCCGCAATGAGGCAGTGATCCGTCGTGCTGGTGGCGTGGAATGTCTTGAAAGCTGGTTACTTCGTGAAAAAGGCTGCCAGTGGCCTCATTCCGACTGGCACAGCGAGAACATGACCACAATGCGACACGCGCCGGGCGCGATCCGTCTGTGCTGGCACTGCGATAACCAGCTGCGCGATCAGTTCACGGAACGGCTGGAATCAATGGCAACGGATAACTGTGCCCGCTGGGTGTTGTCTGTAGTCCGTCTGGATCTCGGTTTTGATGATAACCATGCCGTGACAATGCCGGAACTGTGCTGGTGGCTGATTCGTAATGACCTGGCGGATGCCTTACCGGAAAGTGCAGCCCGTAAGGCACTGAGATTACCGAAGCCTGTTGTGCCGTCTGTCACCCGGGAAAGTGACCTTGTGCCTTCGGTTCCTGCCACCAGCATCATCCAGGATAAGGCGAAAAAGGTGCTGGCGCTGAAAGTGGATCCGGAGTCGCCGGAGTCTTTTATGTTACGCCCAAAACGCCGCCGCTGGGTTAATGAAAAGTACACGCGCTGGGTTAAGACACAGCCGTGTGCATGTTGTGGAAAGCCTGCTGATGATCCCCACCACCTGATAGGCCACGGTCAGGGTGGAATGGGTACAAAAGCGCATGACCTCTTTGTGTTGCCTTTGTGCAGAAAGCATCACGACGAGCTGCATGCGGATACCGTGGCATTTGAAGAGAAGTATGGCTCTCAGCTGGAGCTGATATTTCGTTTTATCGATCGTGCGCTGGCAATTGGCGTATTGGCGTAAGTGGAGAACGAGCATGAACCTTGAAGCCTTACCAAAATATTACTCCCCAAAATCTCCAAAATTGAGCGATGACGCACCGGCGACAGGCTCAGGTGGTTTAACGATTACGGATGTGATGGCTGCGCAGGGGATGGTGCAGTCGAAAGCACCGCTTGGGTTTGCCTTATTCCTGGCAAAAGTTGGTGTTCAGGATCCTCAATTTGCGATTGAAGGTCTGCTCAATTACGCGATGGCACTGGATAACCCGACATTGAACAAATTGAGTGAAGAAACCCGGTTACAGATCATCCCTTACCTTGTGAATTTTGCCTTTGCTGATTATTCCAGGTCTGCGGCAAGTAAGGCTCGCTGTGAGCATTGTGCTGGTACTGGATTTCATAATGTATTGCGCGAAGTGGTGAAACACTCCAGAAGCGGGGAATCTGTTATCAAGGAAGAGTGGGTGAAGGAACTGTGTCAGCATTGTCATGGTAAGGGAGAAGTCAGCACAGCGTGCAGAGGGTGTAAGGGTAAAGGTATTGTCCTGGATGAAAAAAGGACCCGGCTTCATGGCACGCCTGTTTATAAGATTTGTGGGCGTTGCAATGGAAACCGGTTTAGCCGTTTACCAACCACACTGGCGCGGCATCATGTCCAGAAGCTGGTACCAGACCTGACGGATTATCAGTGGTACAAAGGATATGCAGATGTCATTGATAAACTGGTTACAAAGTGCTGGCAGGAAGAAGCATATGCAGAGATACAATTGAGAAAGGTGACAAGATAAATGGTTTTCGCCGAAGATGACGACATGATGCTTGCATTTTTCAAAAAATATGGATAAGATTTTCACAACGATTGGCTTTGTATGTCTACCGTTGATAAGATTTAGGAACCCGCCACTGAGCGGGTTTTTTGTACCTGTAAACTTGGTGCAGTACAGTAAACACGCTGGTGGTCGTGAATACTGACTTTTTATCTTGCTGGATTTTTAGACAAGAGTTATTGGTATGTCATGTTAACCAGAAGGGAAAAAGACATGCTAAAACAGCAAGATATGACAGAAACCGCCGCCGCAGTCCTTCATTTCTTACCTGCTGACAAGTGGGTAACGCCACGCATGATGACGAGAACTACCGGAGTAAGCGAAGCCCGGTGCCAGTTAATACTGACTCAGTTAGTTCTGGCGGGTCTGGCGAAGGATAACGGCGGGTACGGGAATAAATTCAGACGCTGCCAGTAATGGCGGTTTCCTGCTGTGAAAATGGGCGGCTGGTGGGTGTTGGTAGCACCTGCCAGCCATTCGCTCATGCTTACTGGTCACAAGCGAACCACGGCCCACTGCTTTAGCGCAAAAGCAGAGTGAGCCTACCAGAGTTACGCTTACTGATCCATGAAAAATACTGTAAAAATAAACAGTGTTGATTTAATCAACGCTGATTGCCTGCATTTTATTCAGTCCCTGCCTGATGATTCCATTGACCTGATTGTTACCGATCCGCCTTACTTCAAGGTGAAACCTAACGGTTGGGACAATCAGTGGAAAGGGGATGAAGATTACCTTAAGTGGCTGGACCACTGTCTGGCCCAGTTCTGGCGGGTGTTGAAACCTGCCGGAAGCCTTTACCTGTTCTGTGGGCATCGCCTAGCATCTGATATTGAGATCATGATGCGTGAACGTTTCAACGTGCTTAACCATATCATCTGGGCGAAGCCGTCCGGACGTTGGAATGGGTGTAATAAAGAAAGTCTGCGCGCATATTTTCCTGCCACAGAGCGCGTTCTGTTTGCTGAACATTACCAGGGGCCATATCGCGGCAAAAGTGACGGCTATGCGGCAAAAGAAAGGGAACTCAAACAGCACATAATGGCACCGCTGATATCGTATTTCAGGAATGCTCGTGCCGAACTGGGTATAACGGCAAAACAAATTGCCGAAGCCACAGGTAAGAAAAATATGGTTTCCCACTGGTTTGGTGCCAGTCAGTGGCAGTTGCCGAATGAGGCTGACTACCGGAAGTTACAGGCACTGTTTTCCCGTATAGCGGCAGAGAAGTTTCAGGAACAGCAACTGGAACAACCACACCACCAGCTGGTGGCATCTTATGATTCACTGAATCGCAAATATTCTGAATTGCTGGATGAGTTTAAATCACTCCGGCGCTATTTCTCCGTATCAGTCTCCGTGCCTTATACCGATGTCTGGACGCATAAGCCCGTTCAGTTCTATCCGGGTAAACATCCGTGCGAGAAACCGGCGGATATGCTCCGGCAAATAATCAATGCCAGTAGTCGACCTGGTGATCTGGTTGCTGATTTCTTTATGGGATCCGGTTCCACAATAAAAGCGGCAATGGCGCTGGGGCGTCGGGCGTTAGGTGTTGAACTTGAGTCAGAGCGGTTTAATCAGACGGTGAAAGAGGTAAGTGAACTGGTGGGGAAATAATTCTGGTGGCCACGTTGCGTGGCCTTTTTATTTCCAACACAGCACCCGCAAATATCGCGAGGTGAGAGATGACGAAATGCCTCATAACCCAAATACCTGGCCGGACTGGCTGGAGTTGTTTCAGAGCTGGTGGCGTGGAGACACACCGCTGGGTGCAGTGATTATGTCGATCGTTATGGCTGGTTTGCGCATCGCCTATTTTGGCGGTGGTGGTGGCTGGAAGCGAAAAACGCTCGAGATTTTGCTATGTGGCGCTCTGACGCTGACCTTTGCATCCGCTCTTGAATATGTCGGATGGCCTGAATCGCTTTCTGTTGCCATTGGTGGTGGCGTGGGGCTGATCGGTGTCGATGCTATTCGTGGGGCTGCAATGCGAGTAATCGGTAACAAATTTGGTAGCTCGAAGGAGTAATTTATGCAGGCACTAAATTCCCAGCGTAAAGCTTTCCTGGATATGGTGGCATGGTCAGAAGGAACGGATAACGGGCGACAACCGACACGTAACCACGGTTATGATGTTATTGTTGGTGGCGAACTGTTCACTGATTACTCCGATCACCCTCGCAAACTTGTCACGCTAAACCCCAAACTCAAATCAACAGCTGCCGGACGTTACCAGCTTCTTTCACGCTGGTGGGATGCTTACCGTAAACAGCTTGGCCTGAAAGATTTTTCGCCAGAAAGTCAGGACGCTGTGGCGCTGCAGCAGATTAAAGAGCGTGGCGCTTTACCGATGATTGACCGTGGCGATATTCGTCAGGCAATCGACCGTTGCAGCAATATCTGGGCGTCGTTACCTGGTGCAGGTTACGGTCAGTATGAACATAAAATCGGTGACCTGATTGCCCGATTTAAAAAAGCTGGTGGGGTAGTAAATGAAGCTGAGATATAAGCTGGTTATTGTTGCCTTCGTTGTTACCGTCATTGGTTCCTTCATCTGGTCTGCCGGGCATTACTACAGCAAATATCAGCACGAAAAGGAGCGTGCTGATGAGGCTGTACGAAATGCTGAATCAGCAACTGCCATTACCCGTAACGTTCTGCAATCACTGCAAATCATCAATACAGTTATAGAGGCTAACCAGCATGCAAAACAGCAGATCGCACTGGAGTCACAGAGAACCCAGGAAGATATCAAAGTGGCTGTTGCGGATGATGATTGTGCTTCACGTCATGTGCCTGCTGCCGCTGCTGACCGGTTGCGGAAGTACGCGAACAGTTTACGTACCGATTCCGGCGGTACCGTTGCCAGCAAGCCTGACTACTGAAACTCCCCAGCCAGTCATTCCCGAGCCGCTGACCTATGGGGCCAGTCTGGATCTGAATGTGAGCCTGCTTTCGGCGTTGGGACAATGCAATATTGACAAAGCGGGGATTCGAAGTATCGAGATGCGCCGTAACGCTTTGCTGGCAGCAGTCAAATAGTCCGGACAAAGAACAGGAATATATTTATGCCCCCTCGAACTCCAAAAGCCTGCCGCGTTCGCGGCTGCCGTAATACCACGACAGACCCGTCAGGCTACTGCGAAAGCCACAAAAGCGAAGGCTGGAAGCAATACAAGTCAGGACAATCCCGTCATCAGCGCGGTTATGGTTCTAAGTGGGATGTTATCCGTGTGCGTGTGCTGCAACGTGACAAAGGCCTGTGTCAGTTATGTCTGCGTGCTGGTGTGGCGCGTGAAGCGAAAACCGTTGACCACATCATCCCTAAAGCACATGGCGGCACTGATGCCGACAGTAATCTGCAGAGTCTGTGCTGGCCGTGTCATAAGGCGAAGACGGCCCGTGAACGGCTTAAGTGA